ATTTAATACTTATAGTAGTATAAAACATTGAAAGAGACTGAATGAAAACTCAACTATTGTGTACTTTTACAACTAAGGAGAAATTACAAGACCAGCTTCAACAGATTAGAGAAACATATCATATAGTTTACAACTACATATATGTTCTACAGAATAAATCTGATTTGGATGAATTGTTTGTAACCTATAATATAGATACGGCATATAAGCCAGAGAAACCATTGACCGATACAATATTGGTACATAGAAAAAAACAATCTAATACATTGTACACAATTAACGCATTAAACGAACTAATCAAAGAAGAGAATGGTGGAACTTTAGATAAAAGTTTTACTGTTGATTGGGATAAGTTTAAAAACTCCATCATAGTAACTAATGTTGATGGAACAAAGAAGATAAACACAAGAGTTTTTGATATTATAAAATTTTCTTAAAATAATTCAAATTTTCCTTGGATATATGAAATCTTTTTCGTATATTTGTGTTAACAAATTAAATAAGTTATATGAAACAACAATCAGCGCAGCAATTCTGCGAAGAGAAATATCCCCAAACCACAAAAGAATTTAAAAAAATATTAGATGAGATGTATGTTACCTTTTGTAAAAAGCAAAGGAATTACGGACCAGGTAATATATCAGTAGGTTCAAACTTAGAAACCGAAGATGATAAAAAAATAGCACTAACTGGGTTGTGGTTTAGAAAAAATGATAAAATCCAAAGATTATTACAATTAGTAGTAAAAGGACAACCCGATGAAGTTGGAGAGAATATTCAAGATACATATGAAGATTTAAGTGTGTATGGAATCATATCACAAATAGTTCAGAGAGGAAAGTGGGCAAAGTAATTAGTTTAAATATAAGTGAGGATAAGATAACTACCTCTGATTTTGATAATACTAAATTCAGAAAACATAGGTTAGTTATGCATGTGGCTGAAACTGATGTGATGAAAGAGTTCGCAAAAGTTGTTACCCAAAATGGTGGAGATATCTTAGAGATAGGATTTGGAATGGGTATTTCAGCTACAGAAATTCAAACTTATAATATTAAATCCCATACAATTATAGAAAAACATCCCGAAATATACGAAAAAGCTTGTGAATGGGCTAAAGATAAACCAAATGTTACAATACTACATGGTGATTGGTATCATATCTTACCTGTAATTGGTAAAACATTTGATGGTATATTTCACGATACTCATAGGGATGTTAACAAAGAAATATTTCCAAAACAAAGTATTAAATTAGCAAACGAAAATTGTATTATGACTATGTTTAATTATGGTACTAAAATAAAATTCCCAAATACAGATGTGGTTAAAGTAAAACTTAAAGGTGAAGCAAAAGATTACTTTGATAGAGAATACTTTAACATAATTTACAGTCATATGGTGAATGGAAAATGGACCGGAAAAAATAGCAAAAAAAATGTAATTTAACCCTAAAAAGTATGCCGTTTTTGGTGGAACGTTATACTTATATATGTAAACACCGCGTGTAGGATAGACACGTAAATAAAACCATTAAATTAATAAATTTTTAAACTTAAAAGGAGTAATTATGGCAATTAACATTGACGCAATCAGAGGTAGACTGAACAAACTACAAAACACACAAAAGAAGAGTGATTCATTATGGAAACCTACACCAGGTAAAACGCAAGTAAGAATCGTTCCTTACAAATTCGATAAGGATAATCCATTCATCGAATTGTATTTTCACTACAACATTAATAACAAAACTTATTTATCACCACAATCATTTGGTAGACCAGACCCTATTGTAGAGTTTGCGGATAAACTAAAAAGAATGGGTGATAAGGAAGATTGGAAAGCTGCTAAACAAATGGAGCCGAAGTTAAGAACTTTCGTACCTGTTTTGGTTAGAGGGCAAGAAGGTGAAGGAGTGAAATTTTGGGGATTTGGTAAAACTGTATATCAGGAAATTTTAGGATATATAGCAGACCCAGATTATGGTGATATCACCGACCCAACCAGTGGTAGAGATATTACAATTGAATATCAATCCGCTGAAGAAGCAGGTACTTCGTATCCTGTAACAACTATCAGAGTTAAACCAAAGCAAACACCTTTGACTGAAAATGCTGATAACGTTCAAAAGTTCTTGGAATCACAAACTGAAATTACAGATTTATATTCTGAATTATCTTATGATGAATTAAAATCAGTATTAGAAGGTTGGTTAAATCCAGGCGCAGCAAATGAAAATGCTAGTGAACCTTCAGTATCAGCAGAAACTCTTTCAACTAAGAAAGAAGCTGCACCAGTAAAAGATGATTTACCATTCGATGTAGATGAGAAAAAACCTGCACCATCAAAGAAAACTGATGATGTAGCAGCTGCATTCGATGATTTGTTTAACGGATAAACCCCAATAAATGGCGAAAAAAGAATTAGATTTAGCGGACATCCTAGCGGGTGAGCTTAACAAACAAGCGAAAAATAACAAAGTGGCATTCTTCTTAGATGAGGACGAAGCACCTACAAATGTGCAAGGTTGGGTATCTACAGGATGTGCTATGTTAGATGTAGCAATTTCCAATCGCCCTTATGGTGGTTTTCCTGTTGGTAGAATCGCAGAAATTACTGGTTTAGAACAATCGGGTAAATCATTAGTATCGGCTCACCTACTTGCTGAAACACAAAAGCAAGGTGGTGTAGCTGTTCTTATTGATACAGAAACGGCAGTGAGTAGAGAATTTTTAGAAGCAATCGGTGTTGATGTTTCCAAACTTCTTTATGTATCAGCTGATTCGGTTGAACAAATCTTTGATTTCACAGAAACTATCATTGAGAAAGTTAGAGAAACTTCCAAAGATAAATTAGTTACTATCGTAGTAGATTCGGTAGCAGCAGCATCAACAACTAATGAGTTGGCAGCTGATTACAAAAAAGATGGATATGCTACAGATAAGGCAATTATTATATCTAAGGCAATGAGAAAGATTACCAATATGATTGGTAGACAGAAAATCTCATTGGTATTCACTAATCAACTTAGACAAAAGATGAACGCTATGTTCGGAGACCCTTGGACTACTTCAGGTGGAAAAGCTATTGCTTTCCATGCTTCAGTAAGATTAAGGTTAAAGAATATGGGGCAAATCAAAATGAAGGTAAATGGTAAGGATAAGACGGTTGGAATGAAAGTTCGTTGTCAAGTAGTAAAAAACAGAATGGGACCACCTCTAAGGGCGGCTGATTTTGAAATCTACTTTGATAGAGGAATAGATAACTACGGTTCGTGGTTAGGAGTAATGAAAGAAAATAAACTATTAAAACAGGCTGGAGCTTGGTACACTTACATTGATACTGAAACTGGGGAGGAATTAAAATTCCAATCAAAAGATTTCATAGAATTAATGGATAATAGAGAAGATGTTAGAGAACAAATCTATAAAAAGATATGTGAATCAACAATTCTACAATATAAATCAGATACCCTTGATGTTGAAGCAATGGAAAGGAATTCTGAAGGTGCCGAAGAAGAAGCATAAAATTAAGTTATGGAAAAAACACTATTTGAAATGTTAATGAAGGGAGCTGAAGCTGATAAAGCTAAAGCGCTCCTTTCATTGGAATTATTAGGAAATAAAGCAGTTGGTATTGGAGACCATTCTACAGAAGATTTCTACAAAAATGCAGATGAAGCTCTCATTATGCTGGTAGATGCGGATGATAGAATCGCAACTTTAAACAAATACTTTAATTCCTCAACTGGTGATGTTATAAACGGATAAATGAAACAATTATACAAAAACATATGGAACTCGGTTGAAAAAGAACACAACCAAAATATCGATAAAAAACTCAATGATAGAGTATTAATTATAGATGGTTTAAATACATTTATCAGATGCTGGTCATCCATTCCTACAATGAATGATGATGGTGAGCATGTTGGTGGAGTTACTGGTGTTCTAAAATCAATAGGTTACGCAATTAGAAATGTACAACCGACTCGTGTTGTTGTTGTATTTGATGGACAAGGTGGTTCACTTTCCCGAAAAAAGAAATTTAGTGGATATAAAGCTCAAAGAGATAAGAATAAACTTAGAGTAAATCGCCAATATAAAGATTTGATGAACGACGAAGATGAGCGTGAATCAATGAAAAGGCAATTTGTTTGGTTAAATGAAATGTTAGATGCATTACCTTTAACTACAATGATTTACGATGGAGTTGAAGCTGATGATATTATGGCTTATATATCTACAAAACTTTTAAAGGAAGGTGAACAATCCGTTATAATGTCAACTGATAAAGATTTCTTACAATTAGTAGATGATGATACAATCGTATGGTCACCAACTAAGAAGAAGATTTATAATACGAAAATGGTAAAAGAAGAATTTGGTATCGAATCAAAGAACCTTTTACTTTACAGAGTTTTGGATGGTGATAAATCAGATAATATACCAGGTGTTTACGGATGTGGTATTAAAACAGTAGTTAAACGATTTCCTGAAATTACGGAAGATGTTAAATTAACTGTAGATGATTTATTAAAATTATCAGAACAAAAAAATGAAGAGAAAAAGGGTAAGATAAAAATCTATAAAGATATAGTTGAAGCTAAAGACCAAATACTATTAAACAGAGAACTAATGCAATTAGATGATGTTGATATAAGTGGTAATATTAAAATGAACGTATTGGATAGATTTAACGAACCTATTTCTCCGATTTCAAAATTAGGATTTATGAAAATCTTAAATAAATACAAAGTAATAGGCAACTTTGGAAATATAAACGATTGGTTGCGTGATACTTTTTCAAATATAATTACGAAATAATTTGGATAATTCAAATATTTTTCGTATATTTGTTACAAATATTAAATTAATAAAAGATAAAAAATGGAAAAATTAAAACTGGATGGTTTTATTAATCGATATAATCTCGGTGGTGAGGTAGAATCGGTAATGTTAAACTCAACTGATGCGAATGTATCGGTAAAAATGATATCAGATGACAAAACTTTATTAGGTGATGTTACTGTTACAGAAAAAGAATTCCCAACTGGAGATTTTGGTATTTATACTACATCTCAATTAAAGGGGTTGTTAAGTGTATTAGATTCTTCAATCAAAGTAGAAGAAACTACAGGCGCTCTTAAATTTAGTGATAAGGGAACTAAGGTTCAGTATATGTTAGCTGCACCATCAGTAATCCCAGCGGTACCTGATTTAAAAGCATTACCACCATTTGATTCCGATTTAACATTGGATGATGAATTTGTTACTAAGTTTATCAAATCAAAAGGTGCATTAGCTGATGCTGATACATTTACATTCACTTGTAAAGATAACAAAGGAGAAATCATCTTAGGATACTCTTCAATCAATTCTAATAGAATTAGTATTAACGTTAATTGTACTTGTGAAGGTGATATCGAACCGATTGCATTTTCAGCAAAATATCTTAAAGCTATTTTAATCGCTAATAAGGGTTCTAATAAATCATCATTAAAGATTTCTTCAAAGGGATTAGCACATCTTTCTTTTGAAGATGGAGATTATGTTTCTAATTATTATTTAGTAGAGATTAAA